AAACCTGCGCTGGACGAGAAGTTTGCTAGTTTTGCCGTGTACGCTCAACAGCTAACGGACTATTAAGGGGGATACAATGTTTACACTTCGCGGAATGAAAATTGTAGCAGCGTTAAATAGCATGTGCCCAAACGGTGATGATCTTACGGAACTGGTACCTATTACAGAATACTACCAGATGACGGCACAGGAAATTGCTGACGCTAACCTCGAGATGATCCGGAACGAACGAAACGCATTACTCGTCGAGACCGATTGGGTTTCCGGCGAAGACGTTCCCCAAGCAATTAAAGACACATGGTTTCCCTACAGGCAAGCGCTGCGGGACATAACAAACACTTACTCGACGCTAGACGATGTTGTCTGGCCGGAAAAACCAGCCTGATAGGAGGACAAACCGATGGCTACTACTGTAACTTGGTCCGTACTGGACATGAAACGCCACGCGGCTACAGGGGGCGTAATTCAAGTCCACTGGCAATGCGTTGCCACGGCTGCTACTGGCGAAACTGCGGTTGAATCAGGCAAATACATTTGCGAACCCGACCCAACATCTGAGGGTTTCGTTGCTTACGATGACCTTACTGAGTCTGTCGTTTTAGACTGGGTTAAAGGGAGTGAGGACGTAGACGCCGATGGTATCGAAGCAAACCGTACAGCTAGGGCAGAAGCTCAAGCTGAGAGAAACAGTGCTCAGGCGACGGGTGTGCCTTGGGCTGAAGAACTTGTACTACCTGAGTAACCTTTAACTAAGGAGAAGCTATAATGGCTAAAGACGAAAAGAAATCCATTACTGTTAACGACCAAACACATAACCTTGAAGACCTTAACGATCAGCAGGTGGCTATGGTCAACCACTTGCAGGATTTAGAGCGAAAACTATCGAACGCTCGGTTTAACGTGGACCAACTTACCGTTGGCCGGGAAGCGTTTATCCGCCTGCTGGAAGAGTCGCTTAATCAGGTCGAAGCAGCAGCGGAATAGTGACGGATGGAAATGGACATGTTGTGGAGTGGAGGGCTAACTGCCCTGATCGGAGTCATAGGATTTATCCTTCGCAACTATGTTGCTGAGCTTCAGCGCATCCAAATTCTTGTTAACCGCACACGCGAGGAGATGGCAAAAGAGTACGTTACCAAAGCAGAGGTACACGCCGATATTAACCGTGTTCTCGACCGACTTGAACGGTTGGACGAGAAACTCGACCGATTGGTGGAGCTAAAGAAATGATACTTTCTAGGTTCAATGTTGTTTTGTTTTGTGCTCTTTTGCTCCCCGTTGGCGCTGCGTCGTCTCAAGAAGCTGCTACCGACGTGATTGTTACTGAGAGCACGACTACCAGTACAGTCACCACAAACGGCGAGGTCACTACAAATGTAAACTCGCCTCCCCCCTCTGCTGTAGCGCCCCAGTTCAACGGTGGCGTCAACTCAGACCTTTGCACCGTCGGTGTAGCCGGTGCCGTGCAAACTCAAATTCTCGGTCTCTCGATGGGTTCTACCGTCAGGGACATGAACTGCGAAAAGTTAAAAAATGCAAAAACTCTCTACGACATGGGCATGAAAGTCGCCGCTGTGTCTGTCATGTGTCAGGACAAACGTGTCTTCGACGCTATGATGGATGCCGGAACTCCTTGCCCATATGAAGGCTTAATTGGCGCTACTGCCAAGGCCGCATGGGAAGCCGACCCCGATAGACAACCGGGAGCGGAAACTAAGGAGGTGCTCGATGACGACACGAAGACCCTTATGGGCGCTGGTGGCGTGCTTAGCGTTTTGGCCTTTCTCCTCCTACTGTGAACCTTTCACATACGGGACGACAGGCAACGCCTGCTGTAAACGGCTTCACATGGAGCATGGGCACCCTTGTGCCTTCGTCGCCCGGATTATCTATTAACGGAGTTATCTACCGTTATACCACGGTCAAAGACCCAGACGCTGCCATGTTGGTGCACCTTCAAAACGAAGATGCTGACGGCGATGGCTATATCTTCCGAGAAACGGACGATTGGACAGGGCTGCCCGGAAATACGATCAACAAACTTATCGCGATCAATAATATCCCCATAAGTCGTTGGGGGGATGGTTCTATCGAGGTGGAAGGCGAAGGGCAAGTTGTCGAGCCAACGCTTGTGTACACCTACCAAATCGACGAGTGCTTTAACCCGCAGTCGAACCCTATCTGCCCCGGCTATGTTGACCCTACTACATTCCTTAGCGCGGAGAACATCATAGACCCGTACGATCCGATGGCAGACGACGCCGTTTTGGACACTTTGGAAGCCACGAACCCCGAGCTTTATGAGGAAGAAGAAGTGGACGAGACTATCGAGTCCGACAAAGAGAAAGCCACAAGAGACAATTTTGAGAAAGGGTTAGCTGCGTCACAGAACGCACTGACACTAGCTAATACTATTTCTCAGGACACTGTAATCAGTGCTATGAATACACCTGTTAACATGTATTCATATTACGCAACAAGCATCAGCGGAGGAGCCTATAGAGAGACCACACAACTCGTAGACGCAAAATTGCCCGAGAATCCACGTGGACTCCGTAATGGGCTGGCTCAGCAACTCCTGCACGAAGAGATGGTCGACGCGCAGTATGAAAAACTAGAGTTCTAAGAGAGGACAGCCATGGTCAAAAAATCAATAATCGCAGCATCTATATTATTAGCGTCCGCAGCAAGCGCGGAAGAAACAATAATCGAAGGCAACGTACAGTCTAAGTGCATCATTAACACTGATGTAGCCGGAGTCTACGGAAACCCTGCGCCTGACAAGCTCAGTACGGTTAGTACAGACGGCGGTGTCGAGCCTGTTATCCGGTTCGATGTGGCGGTAGCTAACTACTACTTAGCTCGCATTACGACGCCAACCTCGTTTTCAACTGCGCCGAGTTTATCGGATGTTGTCAACTGGACAGGAACCGTTGTCACTGGCGAAGTGTCGGACGCAGGTATGTCTGCTTATGACGCCGCTAAAGTTACCTACGACGCCACATCAGAGTTCGACCTTACCATTGCAGGGAGCACGTGGTTCAAGGTCTCTTCTGTTGCTGAGTATGGTTACGGGCGTGCGTTTCCCGGCGGCACCTACCGCGCCGTAGTGCAAGCGGAGTGTATAGCCCAATGAGGATTTTGTATTTCATACTAAGCGCCATCCTAACGACTAACTCTGTAGCCGCGCACGAGATGACGCCCACGTACCCGAACCTTGTTCCGTCGTACGTTGATGGGCTGTTTTCTGCGAAGCTGACGATGTTTAACGCCCGGAAGGATGTCGATTACTATGAAATAGGTGTGTTTGATACCGCGTGGGAGCCTGTGCCTTTTGCTTCCTCTTCCAAAATCTTGAAGGTTCCTTACGGTTCCAAGAAAACATTTGAGGTGTTTGTTCGCCGCGAAGATAGAAGTAGAGCGGTGTTCATATGCTCGCTCTCGAAGCTGCGCACTAACGAGTCAGCCCGAGCAATTATTTCGTCCAAGATATGCTCTCGCACGGATGGGGAGCTACCATGATTAAAAGGGTTGCTCTGGCGTTATGTATCACCGCGCCAGCGTGGGCCGATAATAGTTCGCTTAATTTGCAGCTACCAACCGGTCCCCACCAGTTACCAGTCTGACTCTATTCGGGCGGGTGACTTAGATTGTAAGAACGCAATCGGCGGTGGCACAAACCTAGAGTTCGGCGTAACCGGCGTACTAAACAACGTCGGTAGCCCCTACGACTTAAACCACTCATTTAATGAGCGGCGCGACGTTGGCGTGTATGCGCGGATTGTTATCCCCTTGGACAAGCCCAAGGAGCGTATCAACTGTAATACTCTTTACCAGCTTGAGTTACAGCAACGTCGTTTAGAGATTCAAAAACTACAGAAGGAACTAGAGAATCTACGAGCGCTCCAGAACGATACGGAGTTTGAAAATTAAGATGGTAGACAAAGATTTAGGTGAAGCACTTGATAAGATTGAAAGCGTACCTGACAAACGTATGCGTCTTTTTGGGCTGCGGTTTTCTATTGCTCAGCTTAGTCTCGCTCTGGCTTTTATTAGCTCTATGGTCGGTACTCTATACGGGGGCTTCCTCATGTACCAAAAGGTTGAAGCCGTGGCAAACCTTGATCTAGGCGAGTACCAACAGGCTATGGATGTCATGGACGCCAAGGTGTCCGGTATGGCTGAGAAAGTCGAAGAGGCTGTGGAGTACTCCCGAGACATAAAGAACGGCCTGAAGGACGATATACTGCGCATAGAGCAGCAAACGGATCGAGTTGAGGACACGGTTAGAAACACGGAAGAAAAAGTCCGTACGATGATCGACGACGCTGAGATACGATTTGAAACCAAGCGCGAACAGCTTCGCACGTCCCAATCTGCTGACATGAAAGCACTTCAGGACAAGAACGCTGCTGATATGAAAGAACTTGAGGAACGCTTAACGACGAAGTTGCAGCGGGCACTCGATAACCCACTAGCGGATTAGGAGAGACAATGGCTGACAAACCAATACGACGAACCACCGGCAAGGGTGGGAACTATCGTAAAACCAAAGACGGCGCTGGCATGACCAAGAAAGGCGTGGCCGCACACCGTAAAGCGAAACCCCGGCTCTAAGCTGAAGACGGCTGTAACAGGCAAGGTCAAGAAGGGAAGCGCTGCCGCTAAGCGACGCAAGTCGTACTGCGCACGCTCAGCCGGACAAATGAAGCAGTTCCCTAAAGCGGCGAAAGACCCGAACTCTCGTCTGCGGCAGGCTAGAAAAAGGTGGAAATGTTAATGGCTAAGAAACCCGGATTGTACGCGAATATCCACGCGAAAAAGAAACGTATCGCCGCTGGCTCGGGCGAGAAAATGCGTAAACCCGGCACTAAGGGTGCCCCCACAAAAGCCAATTTTAAACGAGCGGCTAAAACTGCAAAGAAGAGGAAATAGATATGCCTAAAGGTAAAGGAACGTACGGCAGTAAAGTCGGTCGCCCAGCTAAGAAAGCGCCTTTCAAAACGTGCCGAAGTTGTAAGTCTCCAGCCAAGTGCAAGAAGGCTGGCCGCTGTATGGGTAAGAAATAATGGGTGCTGAAGAATACGATATGAACGGCAACGGCAAGCTCGATCCTGAAGAGCGGGAGATGATGCTTGCTGACCGCCGTATGCGCATTGAGGACGATAACGCTCAACGAGATCAGTCTAGGAAGATGATCTGGTGGGTTCTCGCGGGCATGTTGGGGTATCCCTTTTTCGTAATTCTAGCGAGTTACCTCGGGCTTACGGCTGCGGCTGACATCTTGGGGTCGATGGCTACTATCTACTTCCCCGCAACCAGTCTAATCCTCGGTGCCTTTTTTGGCGCTAACGCTTACCAAGCTAAGAAGGAGTAAATCAGTATGTTTGACGTTATAAAAGGTGTGGTTGGAGCAGTCGCTCCGACGCTAGGAACCGCCCTAGGAGGCCCACTCGGTGGCGCAGCGGCGTCCATGATTGCGGACGCTCTAGGTTGCGAAAACAACCCCAAGGCAATCGAGAAGGCAGTTCAGCACGCAACGCCAGCAGACCTTGCGAAGATTAAAGAATCTGAACTTGAGTTTGAAGCCAAGATGAAAGAACTCGACGTCGACCTGTTTGCCCTTGAGACACAAGATAAGCAGGATGCGCGTAAGCATTTTGCGAAAGATTGGACGGCGAAGTTGATCGGCATAATTATGATCGTCTTCTTCTGCTCATACATCGCGATGGTAACGATCATGCCGCCAGAGCAAAACTCGATGGAGCTTATCAACCTCGTGCTCGGTTATTTGGGCGGGTTAGTTAGCGCCGTGATTAGTTTTTATTTCGGCGCGTCCCAGAAACAGGAGTAACTGATGCTAGTAACTGAACAACAACTTGAGCATTTGCTCCATGGTAACAAAGAATGGGCCGATTGGGTCCAGCCGGTTCAAGACATTTTGCCCAAGTACGAGATTGACACGCCCGACCGCGTGGCGATGTTCTTTGCACAGTGTGGCCACGAAAGCCGCAATTTCAGTGTTCTCGAAGAAAACCTCAACTACAGCGCAAAGGCTTTAGATGCAGTATTCCCGAAATACTTCAAAAACGCGGGTAGGAACGCAGACGATTACCATCGTCAACCTGAGCGCATTGCTAATATCGTCTATGCTAGTCGCATGGGTAACGGCGATACTGAGTCCGGAGACGGTTGGAAACACCGAGGATTTGGAGTCATCCAACTCACCGGCAAAAATAACCAGTCCGCATTCGCATCTAGCATTGGAAAAACCTTAGAGGACACGCTAGAGTATCTACAGACGAAAACGGGTGCACTTGAAAGTGCTTGTTGGTTTTGGCAGTGCAATAATGTTAACACGTACGCAGATCAACAAGATATACGCGGGGCAACTAAACGCATCAACGGCGGTTATATCGGTCTTGAAGACCGCAAACACCACTACGAGCGTGCACTAGAAATCCTCGGAGGGGCTTACGAACCCAAACCAGTGCCAGTTTTACTCAAGGTTGGCTCTACTGGCGAGGAGGTGAAGAAGGTCCAACAAGCGCTAAACCAAGACGCCGATGGCATATTCGGTAAACTGACCGAAGCTGCTGTGATTGCTTGGCAAGGCAACAATAACCTTACGCCTGACGGCATAGTAGGCCCAAAGACCTACAAAGCAATGGTCGCGTAACCTGTTTAGGAGTTAACACATGGCAGTTGTCGCAGTAAAATCTTTTGGCGGTATAGCGCCCAAGATACCACCGCGCTATTTGAAAGATAGCCAAGCGCAGACAGCGCTTAATTGTCCGGTGTTCGCTGGTAGTATCCAACCTATCCTCGATATGGGTAGCTCACTCCTTACGCTTGAAAAATCAGGTACGATCAAGACTATCTATCGGTACGGTCAGGATAACATTTCTGACACGCAGCATTGGTTTCACTGGCCTGCCGAAGTAGATGTTTGCCGCAGCCAGATCGCAGGAGACACGTCCGAATGGACATTCTTTACAGGCGACGGCGCACCTAAAGCCACGCACTCGGGCATCGCTTTGTCCGGTACAAATTACCCTGCTGCGTCTCGACCTTTAGGGCTTCCATCACCTACGAGTGCGGCATCAGCCGTTGTAGCTGGAGCCGTGGATGACACAGAGACTGTCGAGACAAGGGTTTACACGTACACGTTCGTAAACAAAGAGGCCGGTCGTGAGATAGAGTCCGCGCCTGCACCTGCGTCGACTTCGGTTGACGTTAGAACATCTCAGACAGTTACTTTAAGTAATTTTGCATCTGTTCCGGGGTCTGGCTACATCGTTACCCACAAAAGAATTTACCGTTCTACAGCGGGCGTTTTCTTATTGGTCGACGAAATTCCTGTGGCGCAGAGCACATTTTCTGATGATGTAGACCCTGACGACCTATCCGAAGAAATCCCATCTTTGTACTGGGCTGAGCCTCCCGCTGCGCTGAAAGGACTTATTAACTTACCCAACGGTATGATGGCCGGTTTCGTGGGTAGAGACTTGTACTTCTGCGAACCTTACCGACCGCACGCGTGGCCTGAAAACTACATCCTAACGGTTGATTACCCCATTGTTGGTTTAGGCCGGATGGACACCACACTGGCGGTTCTAACTACCGGCAACCCTTACTTTGTGCAGGGGTCTCACCCCAGCAATATGGCTGTTGTTAAGTCTGATCTTGAGCAAGCCTGCGTGTCTAAAGAAAGCATCGTTAGCTTCGGCGGAGGTGTAATATACGCGGCTCCTGATGGCTTAATGCTTTTATCGCCCGGCGGCTCTAAGATTATCACTGACCAGTATTTTAGTTTTCGCCAGTGGCAGGCGTACTTTAAGCCTGAAACGATCCACTCGTACCAACAAGACAACCAGTACATCGCGTTTTTCGACAACGGAACGACACAGGGCGGCTTTATCTACGACATAACAAGTCGTCAGTTCATTCTCCACGACATGTACGCCACTGCTGGGTTCCAAGACATCCAGCGCGACAAGCTGTTTCTGACCTTTGCTGATAAGTCCTTAAAGGTTTGGCAGGACGGTGCAGGCTAAGTCTTACATATGGCGTTCTAAGAAGTTCACCATGCCTACGGATATTAGCTTTGCTTGCGGGCAGCTAGAGGCCGAGTCGTACCCCATGACAATGAAGTTCTATGCGGACGGAACCTTGGTACACACCCAAACCGTTCAGTCCAGAACCCCGTTTCGTTTGCCTGCCAAGAGGGGGCGCGATTGGGAACTTCAGGTAGAAGGCTCAGTTGAAGTCTTTTCCATAGCCATGGCTAATTCAATGTCGGAGCTTGCGAATGCCTAGTTTACCCACAGTAACCAGTGATATTCCTCGCGACCTACGGCAGTACCTCGACCGTATCCGTGAAAATATCGACGGCGTTGGCCTAGACGAGATAATTACTGCGCGGAAATTGATTGCCGCAGGCTTGGCTGAGTACACTGGCGGGAATTTAAGTTCTACCACTGGCGGGACACAGTACGCTACGCCACCGGCTCCACTGAATCTCGACGCCGACGGCGCGTTGATGAATATCATTGTCACGTGGGATAAGGCTCCCTACCAAGGCCACGCTTACACCGAGATATGGGCTGCTGTACAAACTACCGCACAAGCGGAAGCTACCCCCGAACAGTACCCTGACATCGGCGAAGCGATTCTTGTCGGTATGGCTCCCGGTTCTGTGTGGGTACATAACATCGGCGGCGGGGCGTCTCGCTGGTATTGGGCGCGTTTTGTAAACGTCGAAGGGCTGGCCGGTCCGTTTAACTTGGTCGACGGCACACGTGGAGACACGGCAACTGATCCCGCGCACCTTATTAGTTTATTGTCAGGGCAGATTGCAGAAGGGCAATTAGCGACTGCGTTGAGTAGCCGTATTGATTTGATCGACGGCGGTGAGAGTCTTGCAGGCTCCGTAGCGGCCCGACTTGCTACTGTCCAAGATCAGGTCAACGAACTGTTAAACCTGCCAGAGTGGGACTCTACAACCACTTACGCTGTTGGGGACCAAGTTGTTTACAACGGCTTTTTGTATGCGGCTCTGGTAGCAAGTACGAATGTTATACCTAGCAGCGACGACACAAAGTGGGACGAGGTCGGTGAGTATTCCACAATTGGCGATGCTGTAGCGGCGCACACAAACCAGATTACTGTTTTAACGAACGCAGACACCTCGCAGGTTCAGTCAACAAACGCCCTTGCTGCTCAGATGCGGGGTGCTTACACGGGCACCGATCTAGCGCTTGTATCCCAAGGCTTAGTTTACGAAGAGCGTATCGCTCGCGCCGATGCAGATACTGCGCTAGGCCAAAGTATTAGTACCGTTTCCGCGTTTGTTAACACAAAAACCCGTACGTTTTACCAAGCAGACGAACCTACAGGAACTGCTGACCAGCCTCTCAACGAAGGCGACATGTGGATAGACACAGATGTCACGTACGCAGAGGACTATATCGAGGGTGATTACGTTATCCAGTCCAACCGTATGTATCGTTTTGACGGCACGAACTGGGTTGAGGCTATGGACTTCGGCTTTGCCGACTGGTTCTCCGCTATACGCTCAGAAAGAACTGCGCGAATTACTGAAGACGAAGCGCTCGCCCAAGATATAACCACTCTGGTATCAAACACGAATAACAGCCTTGCGACTGTTAACCAAACACTGAGTACCGCTACGAGCGATATTTCATCTAACGCAAATGCTATCACTAACTTAACTGCCACGGTGAACAGTAACAACACTACCCTAAGCGCGGCGTTACAAGCGGAACAGACTGCTCGAGCCAACGAAGACGAAGCCTTAGCGCAAGACATCGTTACTGCTCAAGCTACTCTTGGGGATGATATAACGGCAGCGGTACAAGCGGAGTCTACTGCTCGGGTGACAGCAGACGGGCTGATTGAAGCCAAAAACACAATCAAGGTGGACTTAGCTGGTCATGTATCTGGTTACGGGCTTATCTCTTCAGCGAACGTTGACGAAGCACCCCAGTCCGAGTTTGGCGTGCGAGCAGACGCTTTTTGGCTGGCACCTCCTGCTGTAAATGCTATTAACGCCCCAACTCAAGACTTATTTGAGGGCTACGTTTGGGTAGACATTAGTGATGCCGAGAACCCCGTAACAAAATACTACGACGGTGCCAACTGGACCACGACACCCCAAGCCCTGCCTTTTATCGTACGGACTACGCCAACAACTATTAACGGCGAGACAGTGCCTACGGGCGTCTACATGCAAGACGCTTATATTGCGAACGGTACGATCACGAACGCCAAGATCGGCAACGCGGCTATTGATGACGCAAAGATTGCCAATCTCGACGCGGGTAAGATCACCACAGGGTTCCTAGACGCTGCACGTATTGAAGCAGGCATGATTACCGCCGCGATGATCGACTCTCGCGGGCTATCTATCAAAGACGCAGACGGCAACGTGATCCTGTCTTCGGGGACACCGCTGAGCATATCAAACATACAAGGACTTGGTACGTTAGCGGCCTTTAGTGAAATTAGCCTTGATGATATTGAGAATGTGGGTGCCTTGGCGTCCCTAAACGAAGTCCGGGAGCAAGACCTAGTAAGTGGCCTAGCCGGTAAAATCGACGGCAAGGTTGAATCTTGGTTTGAACCTAGTACTTCAGACCCGTCATCTGCGTGGACGGACGACAACGGAGACGATCCAAAAACCTTACATCTTGGCGACATCTGGTGGCAGACAGACACAAGCACTCTCCACCGGTACAAGTATGCAGACTCTGAGTTTAGCTGGGAGCGGATCACTGATGAGAAAGCCACAAGCGCGTTTGACAACGCTGCTACTGCGCAAGACACAGCCGACGGCAAACGGCGCGTGTTTATTGACCAGCCAGTGCCACCGTACGACCGTGGCGACTTGTGGGACCGTGGGCCGACGACGGGTATTTATCGTTGTGATACAGCCAAAGGAGCCGATGGTAATTTCGCCGGTACTGATTGGACTGTCGTCGCTGACCTAACCGGTAACAACACTGCGGGGGCGATCACAGACCAAGGGGCGCTCGCCACACTCAGCACTGTAGCCTATAGCAACCTAGAGAGTGGGTTGGCTGGACGGATTGACGGCAAAGTCGAGACCTTTTTTGACGTAGCAGCTAACGACCCTTCCGCCGACTGGGAGGGCACCGCAGAGAAAAATCTACACCTAGGCGACCTTTGGTGGCAGACCGACGCCAATGTTTTAAGGCGTTACCACTACAACGGAACTGCTTACGAATGGCAGCAGATTACAGACCAGACGGCGATTGATGCTTTTGCCAATGCAGCGACGGCTCAGGACACTGCTGACGGCAAGAGACGGGTTTTTGTTGCAGAGCCTGTACCACCCTACGATGTAGGCGACCTATGGGACAGGGGCACCGGGGCGTCGGGTCTCGGCCTGTGGCGGTGCATAACAGCTAAACCGGCATCTACCGAAGAAACGACTTATTCGTTTGCTGAAAACGACTGGCAGGTAGCTGCGGATACCACAGCCGATAACACCGCCGCTGGTTTTGAAGGACAGGGTGCATTAGCCACACTAAACGAAGTTGCGTACGGCGAGTTAGCAACCGCTCTAGCGAACTTGATCGACGGTAAAGTAGAACAGCATTACGGCACCACAGACCCATCCACCGCGTGGGATACTGACGCCCTTAAAAACGAGCACCTCAACGACTTGTGGTACAAGACAGACTCTAAGTTCTTGTATGTCTACGTTTCTGGGGACGACCCCACAACGGCAGGTACTGTTGAAGAGTTCTACTGGGAGCGTATAGAAGACCAAGCCGCCATTGATGCAGCAGAGGCTGCGTCGGATGCGCAGGATACCGCTGACGGAAAACGACGTGTGTTCGTAGATACGCCGGTCCCACCATATGATGTAGGCGACTTGTGGGATCGTGGAGACCAAGCGGGAGGCGGCATCTGGCGATGTAAAACAGCGCGAACCGCGAACCAAACCCACGACGTTTCGTACTGGCAGGTTGTGGCAGACGCTACATTTACAGGCACCGCAGCGGGCATCGACGGCCAAGGGGCTTTTGCCACGTTGAGTCAAATTGATTCAAATAACATATCCACATACATCGCTGGCGCAGCAATTACGAACGCTTACATCGGCAACACGATACAGTCAGCGAGTTATAAACCGGCTACTGACCCCGATGGACCTGCGGGCTGGAAGATAGACAAGACCGGCGGCATGGAGATGAAGGATGCTACGTTCTTCGGAACACTTGATATTGACTCCGGCTCTGACACCCGCCTTGTGATTAAGTCTGACCGTATCGAAGTTTACGACGGCGGCGTACTACGCGTTCGTCTAGGGAACCTAAGCTCATGAGTTTTGGGGTAGCCATAGATGGGTTTGCGTACACGTACGGGACGTTTAGCGTTATTACCAGTGGTGTTGTATCTACTGGCAACCAAACGTTCGCGAGCAAACCTGCGCACCCCGACATCACCGACTGGCGTGTTGTGTTTATTCCCACGGGAGTGAGAAGTCCGGGCGACGAAGAAGTGCGCCCTGTACTACAGGAGAACCAGTACGCCGTTTACGCGAATAGTCCGAGCGACTTGTCGCCCCACCGATACATAGTACTGGGGAGATAGATGAGCTACGGAATTAAGACTTTCGGCGATGACGGGTATGTAAACCTACACAGCGATTACTCGTCACTTGTTTACGTTGGAGAGTTTTCCAAAGAGACCGACCCTGTGCGCCCTGTGTATGAGGGTGATTACGCTATTCCCATTCTGGATTACCAGAAGAATAATAACTACGACCAAGGGTGGTTGATCCAGTACACCTTCGACTTCGACACAGATAACCTCATACCGTTCTACCGTCCGGCGTTTGACGGGCAAGAATTAGGTATCATCGACGTAGTGAATGAAGGTAGTACGTGGGTAGTTAACGCTCTGTACCAAGGCAACCCCGGTGACTTCCCTCGTTTTTTTGCTTTTGCGCCGCTAAAAGACCTGAGTAATGTTACTTTAAGTGACAGTGGCCTCGCGGTTTACGACAGCGACAGCAATCTTGTGTTTACCGATAGTAAACGACCACTACGTATAGACGATGTATTAACAGTCCAGCACCCAAGCTCGATCAAGACAGGTGCCCGTGGGTCATGCGGGCGCAACGGTACATCTTGCCACCTCAACTACACCTCTGACCAGACAACGACTTATACAGGTGCGGTAAACAATACGAACTCTAAGCTTTACCACGTGGTTCCTTCTGCCTATGGCGGGTTGGCCTTCGACGATGACGGCACATACACCCGTGGCTGCGGCCTTTTCAATTTGGGCGACAGGAAATACGCTTGGGCGTATCGGTCGTGGTCGTCGTTCCGTGGAACATTGAAGCACCCCTACGGCACCGCTAACCATCTAACGGGTTGGCTAGGTGATTTTTCAGGGGCTATGTACCAACAGAAGTCCGGTAGTTGCGGCTTTGGCGGCTTCCTTGGCGCTTTAATAGGCATCGTAGCGGTTGTTTTCACTGGCGGGGTTGGCCTCGCTTTGATCGGCGGTGCCCTAGGCGGGTTTGTTGTTGGAGAACTCACTTCACCGACGTCGCCGTCTCTCAAAGCCTATGAGAACGACGCTATCTTTGACCAGAATAGTTCTTACGAGCTTATAGTAACTGACGCCACCTACTACGATATTGATTCCGCTACGGGCATAGATAACACGATTGACTACGACAACCTCGCTTTTATCTACAGCGCAAATCCTGCCACGTACTGGGAGCTACAGTCCCTTGAAATCCTTAGCGATACGATCACAGCGTCGGTGAATGTTTACTGGAACGGCGCACTGGTAAGTGAGGGGTCTGTTATCGGTGAGTTCTCCACAAATTTTACTGCGTCTAACGGAGATACTTACATACGCGGCCCCGTTGAAGATGAGTCTACGGTTTATACCCCCGGAGGGAGTTATGTCCCGCCTACGGTTACGTTTAACGATAAATACAAAGTAGCGCGTGTTGCGTACGGGCAGGAGCCTACAGGTGACGCGGGCAGCGGCGACGATGACGACGACAGTGACTCCAATGTGCCGTCTGACATTCCAGAGTTATATGCTGGGGTACAAGCGTACAAAGCGGGAAGTTTTTCAGGGGCTTCGTTTTGGGGCGTCTACACCGGTTCCACGAACCCTGCTGGGAGCGCGTTTGTTATATACAACGGCCAATTTACGTTCTTAGATTTTAGTAATTTTAGTAACAGTGACACTACTTCCGTAACGGGTAGCGACGGCAGAACCTATTACCGTGGAGCTTCACATCCAGAGGACGGCAACCCATTCCTACTCAACGGGTTTGAGTACCGATACTACGGCGTAGGCAGAGAATAAGAGAGGCAAACATGGCATTCAATACACAGTTTATAGTCGACAAAGTCTCGGTTTACCCCGAGATACATGGGTTTACGAACGGTATCGGGCAGATAAGAGCACGATGGAGGATCACCAACACTGACCACCCTGATGGTTTTTCGGACCATTTGTTCGAGAAAAACTTCCACCATGATACGTTTGAGTTAGATACGTTTGTCCAAATCGAAGACGTCACAGACGCTATGATGGAGGAGTGGGTTACGGCTGGTATGGCTGAGGAGACTAAACAACGTATTAAGATGGCTAACCTTGAACGTATCCGTTTAAGCCACGAAGAAGCGCAGTTATCGACGTACTTCGAGAACAGCGGGGACTAAGGGAAATAATGAGTTTTACAAAATCAGCTACTATGCTATTAAGTATTTATGTGTTAACGTGTAAACAGGAGTATCCATGTCAACCTCGCGTTTGATCTTTGATGATAGCGAACGTGTTGGGGCTTGGGTAGCCGAACAAGTAGAGCAACTCTCCTCGTGGGGCGGCTTCTACGCAATGGGCGCTGAAAAAGACGGTCAGATCATGGGTGGAGTGGTTTTCAACAACTTCAACGGAAGTAACGCCACCGCCCACATCGCAGTCAGCAAACCCAATAAACTGTTTTTGGAGCTACTCGACCATGCCTTTGTGTATGCGTTCGAGACGTTAGGTCTGAGACGGCTTACTGGGCTAGTCGAAGCTGACAACTCCAAAGCACTGAAATTAGACAAGCATATCGGCTTCGTTGAAGAGGGCGTTATGAAACATGGTGGGTCAGACGGGCAGGACATGATCGTCCTTGTCTTATGGCCCGAGAACTACCGTAAAGGAAGAAACTATGGGTAAAAAAAGTAATCCACCGCCACCCGATTACACGCCTTTAGCTAACGCCAGCGCAGAAGCTGCGCGTATTCAAGGTGAGTTGGGGCGGGAACAACTAGCCTTCGCAAGAGAACAATACGAAGCCAACGCTCCGTTACTCCAAGAAATAGCTGGCTTGCAGATGGACGCTCAGCAGCAGCAGATGGATCAGGCGCAAGACTACTACGACTATCAGGTAGAGACGTTCCGTCCGTTGGAGCAGGGTCTGGTGGCAGATGCAGAGCGCTTCAACACAGAAGCCTACCGAGATCAGGTAGCCAGTCAAGCTGCCGCAGACGCGGGTAGAGCTTTCGGCATCTCCCAGCAGCAGAACCAACGAGCGATGGCCTCGATGGGCGTTAACCCAAACTCTGGCCGTTTCGCTGGAATGAACGCAGCTACAGGTCTACAACAGGCCGCTGCACGTGCTAACGCAATGACAGGTGCAAGAACACAGGCTGAGCAGATGGGCTACGCTCGGAAGCTAGACGCCGCAGGTCTTGGCCGTGGCTTAGCAGGAGCATCCAACGCCGCATACGCAGGTGCCACAGGTGCCGGTACAGCCGCAGGAATGAACGCGCAGTCAGCAGGCCAGAACTACATGGGCAACATGGCAATGGGCGCAGGTACTATCGCCGCAGGCCAGAACATGCAGATTCAAGGTCTGAGTAATGTACTGAACAACCAGACAAGCACTTACATCAATACGCAGGACAGCTTCTTGGGCGACCTAGGTGGCATCATGGGTGGGGCAGCTTCGCTCTACACGGCCTTTGGCTCTGACCGACGTATCAAAGAGAACATTGTTGAGGTCGGTGTCGACCAACGCACAGCACTAACTCTTTATCAGTTTAATTACATCGGTGGTGACGGACGTCGCTTCGAGGGTGTGATGGCAGATGAGGTCGAGTTGGTCTACCCAGACGCCGTCGTTGATACGGACCAAGGGTACAAAGCCGTACGTTACGATCTCCTAAACATCGAATTTAAGGAGGTCCACTAATGGCTCGTAGATCACGCTGGCAGAATTTTTCTGACAACTTCAATTCCGTTTACGGCTCATTCAACAAGCTCGGCAAGGACATCGAATCCAAAAAGGTGATGAACTCCGACTATACGGACGACGATGGTAACGCCCTAGCAGGCGACGCACTGGATCGTAGACGTATGATGGAACTCTCCAAGGTTTACACCAAGTACGGTGACGCCGAAGGCGGACTGGGTTTACGTGCGCAACAAGCCAAGATCGAGGCCGATAAACGCAACAATGATCTCCAGAGCAGGATTTTGGACCATCTGGTTAAACAGCAGGGAGAATTGACGACTTCCCAGATGGAGTCAGATATTGCAAGTACGGACGCAACTACAAACGATACACGCTCCACTACTAATCGCAGAGATACACTCCTACCGGGCGAAGTAGACCAACAAGCTGCTACTCTGGATAACACAGTCGCCAGCACTGATAACACTAGATCAACCATTAACCGCAGAGATGCGCTACTGCCCGGCGAGGTGGAAAACGCAAATCTAGTAAACCAAGGGCTAGGGTCGGCAAACCGTTCCAGTGCGGCTCAAGCGGATGTGGATGAGGCACTGGTTGACGCCAACGTAAACAGAGGCGTAGCTGAGTCAAATAGCGCGATAAGCAATTCCTTAGTAGCCGCAGACAACGCTGAAATTTCCGGCAAAACACTGAACAGTACAATTGACGCGGAAAACGATGGCAACGCGCTTAAATCTGCGGAAGCGGCACTGGGGATAAACACTGCGGAAAACGCTCTCGCGGCGGCTACCACTGAAGATGTAATCCTATCGGAAGTAATGAATGCTGGCCACGAAGACTCAGCCGCAGCAGACGCAGACGCAATAGCGAGGATAAGAAATAGTGACCTCCCATTGGAGCGCCAAAGGGAACTTATCTCGACGATCCAAAGTATGAGCTTGGAAGGGTTGGTTAACGAGGGTGCTCAGTTTACTCAAGCGGGTCTGAACGCTTTGGGTCAAGGTCTCGAACAAGGCATAGAATGGTACGACACCATAAATAACAACGACACGCTTACTATCGACCGTGAGTCCGTCCCCGGTTCAGTAATTATTAACAGCGCGGTGGGGGACACCGTAACTGAACTTTTCCGTGCCGACGGCCCGAACGCCGACTCGCAGATCATTGCCGAGTTAGCCACTCGAATCCAGAAGCCCTCTGCGGCACTAACCGTCGCGGCGCAAGTTGCTGACATAGCAAAATCTGAACAAGCCACCGACGAGTCTGCGTCCCGAACCAGTCTGCTGGATAGTCAAAAGTTCTCTGAGATACTCGGGCAAGATACAGAGCGTGCTCGCAAGATGCTTCTCGACGCACAAGTTGCGAAGACTAGACAGGACATTGAGCAGGCTGGGAGAGGTTTGCAGGGTGCAGACCTTATAGCCCGTGAGGGTCTAGCTGACCTCCAGAAGAGCGCTGAGTTTATTATGCTCGGCGATCAAGAGGGCGGCGCTGCACTACAGGCCGAAACTCTAGGTAACTACATGCGAGTCATGCGTATGGCGGATGCGCCACCGGCGGGTGTTGAATCACAACTTTGGTTCAGCATGACTGATGAAGAAAAAGCCGCGTTTCAATAAGAGGTAGATTACATGGCGTTTACCGCATCCCAGCAAGCGATACTTGATAAAGCTAGACAGCGCCTCTCTGGAGCTACGGACGAAGAAGAGAACCAGCAACAGGACGAACGCGCACAACGCCAGCAGGCTGCGATTGAAGCCGCCAAAGCTCGGATGGGCGACCGGTACTCCGATCTTAGTTCGAGAACAACTAAAGATGATGGCTCGGACTTTGTTGCAGGTTTCAGCGGCGGCATCGACTCCATGCAGGGCACAGCTTACGGCCTTGTGGGTCTTGCTGGTGACGCTCTTGAGCGCACTATTGGTGTAGGGGAAGGAATCCGCGACTGGGGTTTCAAAGGCTACCAAGACAATATGGCGGAGGTCGATAATGAGTTTCGCGATGCCTACACATGGGACGGTGCTACGGATTCCGTCGGTAACTTTATAGACGCAGGCCAGTATTACGTTGGACGTGTTATTCCAGATGCGGTAGCAGCTTTAGCCTCTGGCGGTATCGGAGCAGCGATTGCCAAAAAGGGTATAAGCGAGGGCGTCGAAGCCACGGTTAAAGGTCAAGCTAAGGACTTACTCGGCGACCGCATAGGTGACAAGGTAACGAAAGAAGCTATCGGGTCTACCGCTGGCGTAGTCGCGCAGTCTGTAGCCCAGTCTACCGGCGGTATATACGGGCAAGCAGGTGAAAAAGCGATTGCTGAGGGCGGCACGCTTGAGGACGTCAGTATAGGTAAAGTTCTAGCCGGTGGTTTAGCCGCCGGTGCTGTAGAAGCAGGGCGCAGATATTGTCACCCTAGGGCTAGGTGGCTTTGGTGTCGGTAAGAACCTTCTCGACGTAGCTAATAAGGGCGGAAAAGTACGCCGCGTTGCCACTAAGGGCGCTATAGGTGCCGGAGCAGAGGCAGTCACTGAAGGTATCCAGACAGGTATTGAAGACCTAGGCGCTGGCGAAAGTCTCGCAGACGCACGCTTTATGGACCCCACGTCGATGTTGGCAGGCGCGTTCGGTGGCGGTGCCGTCAGTGGAGTCGGTGGCCTACGTAGACCTGACCGACAAGGTACAGAGTTTGCGGCTGAAGAAGCTGTACGTCAGGCTGAAGAGGAAGTCGCACTCCAGCAACAGCAAGAAGAAGAGGCACAGGCTGAAGGCTTACGCAGACAGGCCGAGTTGTCTGAACAATCTCGCGTCCGCAGAGAGGCCGCACAGACATTTACGCCACGGGCGGAGTTCATCAAAGCCCGTCAAGCAGAAGTAAACGAACAGCTAGAGCAAGATGTTCGTAACCCAGAGACTGAGATAGGTCAGGATTTTGAAACGTACCTTAACGAACAAGGCATCTTCGACCCTGCGGATGTAGATAAAGCCGCAAAGTCATACCTCAAAAGCTACCAGAAAGATAACGACGGTACTGCTCAGATTAACCAAGAGTACCTCAGTGCCCTTGATACCCATGCAACCAAGGTGGCGCAGGCTAAAGAGGTCGTAGCGCAGAACCCAGCCGTTATGGACATGGATGATGAGTCGTTTGCGACTACTGCGCAACAAGACCCTGAGTTGTACGGGGTAATCAACACCCTTAGACAAGCGGCTAGACAGGCAGAAACCGCCGAGGCCATTGGTGCCGCCGCCACGGATGCAGACACCACTACGCAAGAGGCTACTGTTGATACCCCGAAGAAACCTACTAAGCGAGAACAGCTTCGTACTTTGGCTACGGAAGTATTGGGCGAAGACTTTGAACAAAATCACCCCGAGTTGTCGCAACTACTTGCTGACGGCAAAGGTATCTACTCCCGTGGCAAGGGTAAGAAATCACGCTTCGAGACCATGCTCGATAAGATCGTTGAGGAACGCGAAGCAGAACGGAACCCTGTGGAGACAGCGCCGCCAACCGACACTACGACTGGCACCACCACGGAAGCAACTCCTGTTCAAGCGGAGGAAACAACTGAGACGCCGCCGGTCCTAGAAGGTATGGACGCTAGAGCCGTCAGTTACGCCACGCAAAAGCTCGGCCCCAACTGGCGTACAGAACAGCCGCAGTTAGTTCCTGTGTTAGAGGCTAAAAAGTACGCAGGGTTTCAATCGAACGTCGACCGACTTGCTGCGGGAAGACCCGCGCCGACGGAAACGGCAGTCGCAGAACCCGAGCAGGCACCTACAGAGACGGCGGTAACGGAGCCAGAAGCTGCCACTGCGGTGGATAACTTGTTTGCGCAACCCCTACCTGCGGAAGTTAAACTGTCTACAAACGAGCAGAAAGTCTTTGATGTCCTGAACCAAGCGTTCCAGAACAACGAGCAAGACGATGTAATACAGTCGGACGGTAGTCTTAACCCACAGCGGATAGCTGACAGGGCAGGATTAAACTCTCGTCAAGCGGCGCAGACTGCGATCACTCGCTTACGCCCTAAGATCGCTAAAGCGTACGGGTTAGACCAGAAGCAGATTAAACAGCGACTGGCGGAAACTCGTACCAAGAACGTCGAAGCGTTTGACCAGAATGCGGCAGATAGCGAGGTAGAGTTACAAGAGCTTGGCGACAGCATGGGCACCATCGCCTCTGCCAACCAAGGTGCACGCGACGGGATGGCGCAAGAGGACCAAGACTTCCTCGACGACATGGAAGAAACGCCCATACAGGAGCAAACTGCTGGGCAACGAGCCGCTATCCAGCAGGAGATAGATGCAGACATACGAGCGGACAAAGCATATAAACCCGCTCAAGAGACTTGGGATAATGGGTTTGAGGCTGACGTGGAGAACGAGGCCGACCGCATTTCCTTTGAAACACTGGATGCTGGCTCACGCTTTGAGTGGCTCCACTACTTTACGGAGTACAATCGTGGCAACTTTGGCGTCGACGAACTTAGCCAATACTACGATGACATCCGCGCAGACTACATAAGGGACAACCAAAATGCCGAACTTGAAGCCACCGACGAAGTCGGACAAATTGAAAGCAGAACAGACACGCAAGAGACTGGACCAGTTGATGGCGAAGTACGAGAAGAAGGGAGTCCAGCTACTGAAGGACAGACCCAAGAAGACTCAGAACAGCTAACACCTGAGGCTCAGAACCAAGAAGATACTGACCAGTTAACTGCTGAACAGTTTAAGGAACGCGCAGCCAACGTAAAAGTTACTACGAAAAAGAAGCGCCGGGTGGTGAAGCCCCCCAAGAATCCAGAGGAAGCGCCAGAGGCTAAACGCAAAGCTGAAGAGCCAGAACTCGCCGCAGTGGATGCCGTAGCAGAAAAACTAGGCGGGGAAGTTGTCTACCAGCAAGGTGAGATAGCTCTCGTTCGTGGCTACAGCGCACAAACAGGTGCTCCAGTTTACTCAGCAGCCAAAGGTTCGATGTTCACTAACGTCGATGTGGAGAGCTACAACGGCGACCAGTTTACGGAAGAGCAACTCGCTGACCTTATCAAAGCAAAGCAGGACGCCGAAGCTGAAGCACAGCGCGTGCACGAAGAAACACCGTTTGTTACATACAGTAACGGTCTAGCGTTCTCGGAGAACGTAACACCTGAGATGCAGGGCGTTGTCCAAGAGTGGAAAGACTTACTGGGACTCGATGTAGACGTGTACGTTACGACCTTGGACGATGCCAAGGCCGACAAACTTAACTACACCGGCCCTCTCCGCGCCGTTGGCTCTGGTACGTTGAACAGCAACGAACGTGGTTCTACCCGCAAACTGGCCGACGGTAGCCACTACATAATCTTCGACGCTCAGGCGTCCAAAGTCGCCACACTGGAAACGATTGCCCACGAGATGGGGCACGTACACCAGAAGGCGGTATTCGATACTGCGTCGCCTGAAGTACAGCAGGCGTTACTGGACGCACACGGCGAGTGGCTACGGTCACAGACAAGCGCCACAGCGAGAGATTTGGTTAAGTCTTTACGAGCTAGAAAGACAGGCAAGACGACTGAGGTCGGGGCAGACATCCCGTTTAACAAGGTAGGCCCGTACTGGAAGTCATTCAGCGAATGGTACGCCGACCAGACATCGCGCTGGGCAACGACGCAGAAAGCGCCGGTTACAGTAGTTGAGAAGTTCTTTGCCCGTCTGGGTAAAGCTATGAAGAGTTTCTACGATAAGCTGGCTAACAAACAGTACCTGCCTAACGACGCCTTCGTGGAGTACTTAGACAAAGTAAGAGATGCTAACCTTCGCGACCCGATGAATGACGGCGCAGAGTTCCAGTCAGATGCTATGGCGGGGTCAATGGACCCAACACCGCAGGGGCAGGAAAGCAACTCTCGCACCGCAGAGTGGGCGCGGAGTACGTTCGGGGACAGTGGAAAGCAGTTCGTTGACGACGTTTCTGAAGTTGCGCGACAGGGCGCGGACTCGTTGAAGTTCTTGCACCAGTTTGTGCGTGAGGTGAAGGGGCGTATGCCAGCGGCAGGTACTATGTACCAAGCTATAAAAGAGGCAGACAAAACCCGACAAGACATTCGCCGTCAGGTGGAAGCAATCGCCGTACGTGCGAGAGAGCTAAAACCTGAGCGTCTAGCGGCGGTTAACGACTTCATCAGTAAGTCTACTTTCTACCAGAAGTGGGGCTACGATCCACAGATAACGGGTAAGACCGTAACGGTAGACCCGGTCATGGCCGCTGCGTACAAAAGACTGAGCGCAGAAGAACAAGGCTTAGTGCGGGATGTGTTCCAGCACGGCGAAAACATGCGCCAGCGGAAGCAAGAAGTGGCTAAGCAGTTAGGTGTGCCTGATACGTTCTTTAGCGCTGCCGAGCTAGAAGGGCCGTATGCGCCGTTGAAGCGTTTCGGTAATTACGCCGGAGTACTGAAGTCGCAAGCGCTGCTCGACGCTGAAGCGGCTAACGAACAGGAATCAACGACGGCGTCTCGCAAGAAGATAGACGAGATGAAGTCTAGCCAAGAGCACTACGTGGTCAGTTTCTTTGACACGATGGGTGCCGCCAAGAAATTTACAGAGCAGAACGCCGAGAACTACGCCTACGCTGTGCCGTCTCAACGCACAGAAGACCTAATGTCAGACCGTGTTACCAATGCGGAGGTGTTCCAGCGGGTACTGGGTGCACTAAAGGCCGCAGACAATGCGCAGATAGACAAAGGGTCTAAGCAAGCGTTCGCTGACATGATCCGAGATATGTACTTTGATTCTCTGGATGAGCGTGACGCTCGTATGTCTGGAGCTAAACGTAAGAACCGTGCGGGTTACGAACAGAATATGATCCGCTCGTTCCTCTCACATGCGCGTGCTGAAGCCGCTATGATCTCTACGATGGAGCATGGTGCTGAGATAAACACTGCGCTGTCAGAGGCTCAGAAGCAATCAGACAAAGACCCAGAAGCGCTGAAGCCTGTCTACAACATGTTGGTCAGTCATTACAAAGACACTCTGGTGTATCAAGATACGGCGTTCCAGCGCATCCAAGACCGGATTGCGGCACTCAACTCTGTCTACATGCTGACCTCTAGCGTGGGATACCACATTACTAACGCGACACAGCCAGCAATGGTTACTGTTCCACGGTTGGCAGGTGACTTTGGGGACTACGCAGGTGCGTGGAATAAGCTAACGAAGGGGTACAAAATATCTCTCAAAGCCTCCAAGATGACAAAGACGCTTGAGACGGAGATTGACCTAGAGCAAGCACCGCCGCAGTACCGAGCGTTGTTGGAAGAACTACAGCTACGTAACCTGCTCGACGTCGGTATGGAAGAAGACTTGTCCTCGTTCGACCGGTTTAACACAGGATACGAAGAGCTTAACGTACTGTCAGACAAACTGGGGAAAGTAACCCACAAGCTGTACCAAGTGGCGCGTTATGTAGAAGCCCAGAACCGTATCTCATCTGCGATAGCCGCTTATGATATGGCTTCAGCTAACCCTCAGGTGGCAAAGCGTCAGGGCATGACCCCAGCAGAGTACGCGATCAGCGTTGTCGAAGATACGCAGGGTAACTTCTCTCGTATGGATGCTCCGCTGGTCATTAAAAAGTTGCCTAAGTTGACCACCCAATACCGTAAGTACCAGTTGATGATGGCTTGGGCCTACACAAACTCAGCGAAGCAAGCGTTCAAGGGTGAGTCTCCTGAGATGCGAGCAATGGGCGGTCGTACATTGGGGTACATGTTAGCCCACGCCGGTATCTTCGCAGGTGCCGCAGGCGTACCGCTTGTCTCGACTATCGCTCCCTACGTTCTCGCCGCAGTTAACGGTGAAGATGAGCCACAAGACCTAGAGCGTTGGATACGCGCAAACGTAGACGGTGTGATGGGAGATGTCCTAGCCCGTGGCGCGTTCAACTTCATTGGCCTTGATATGAATACCAAGCTGAGCCAAGCGAAAATCTTCGATCCGTTCCCGTACCTAGAGTACGACGTGTCTGAAGACGGCATAAAAGACCTAGTCTTTAACATCGCCGCTGGCCCCGCTGGAACTACGATGATTAACTTCACGCGTTCCGCCGAGTATTTTGGACAAGGCGACGTCCTAAAAGGCATCGAGTACATGGTGCCAAAGGGTATACGTACGGCGGTGGAGTCGTATAGAATTGCTACAGAAGGTGTTTCGTTTAAGAACGGCGATGTGGTCGTAGACCCTCGCGAAGTAGACGTGAAGAGCTTGTTCATAAACGCCCTTGGGCTTCCAGCTAGTGACATAAACAAGATTAAATGGACAAGAAGTCAGCAGTACGAACTAGAGCAATACTTTAGCGAAGAGACTAGCCGTATGCGACGGGAGTACATCGACGCTAAAAGCGCAAACCACCGCGGCAAGATGAGTGAGATACGGACTGAGTTCCGAGAGTTGCAGGACGCTAAAGACAGGGTGCGACCCTTCTTTGGTAGAGACCGCAAAACACTTAGACGCCAGTCGGTATCAAGTTTGATTAGAGCGCCCTACCAACAGCGACGGAGAGAACAAAGAGCGCAACGACGGTTTGAATAGAGTTACCTCGCCAAGTCACGACCCTTCTCCCAGTCTGTGACTCCCCTAGGCCCGGCTTGTCTCCTTTCAGGTCGGGCCTTTTTTTGGGTAACATTTTGGGTAACATTTGTAATTTATAACTTGTTAAGTAGTTGTTATTAAACGCGTTAACAGATATAACGAATCCCTGTCTGTCCGCCACATTCCTCATAGTTTAGTCAATAAAAACAGAGTCTTAGGTAGCCACGTACCCCAACGTGTGCTTATTTTGGGTAACATTTTGGGTAACATTTTGTACTTGTGTGGTGGCGGATTTGTGATTATCACTGGCGGATGGCACTGACTTTACGAGGTAAGACATACTACTATACCAAGCGTGTCCCGAAGCGTTTCGCGGCTTGGGATAAGCGTAAGTTCGTCAAGGTGTGTCTGAAGACAGATAGCCAGAGCGAAGCCCTCCGTAAGATTCCTGATGTAGAAGAGAACCTGCACAACTACTGGGTCGCACTGTGCGGCGGCACCGGTGACGCGGATAAATACGAGGCTATGGTCAAGGTCGCCGCATCCCGTGGCGTACGGTATCGTCCTGAAAACGAGTTAATGGATAGAGGGCTAGAGGAAGTTCTACGTCGTATTGAAGCGTTGAATCCAAGTGAGGCCGACGATCCTGTGGTCAGTGGTGCGGTACTCGGGTCAATCAAAAGGCCGACAATCAAGCTGTCGCAGATAAGTGAAATGTACTTTGAGCTACAGAAAGATACGTTGCTGGGTAAGTCAGAAGATCAGATACGACGGTGGAAGAACCCACGTAAGAAAGCCTTTAAGAACTTAATCGCACTGCTAGGTGATGTGGATATGGCGAGTGTAGAGCGCGACGATGCGCTTGAGTTCCGCGACTGGTGGCAGAACCGAATCGTAGACGAGAAACTTACAGCCAACAGCGCCAACAAAGACATGACGTACATCTCAGCATCGTTCCAGACGTTGATAGACAGGAAGCGACTGCCGCTACAGAACCAGTTTAAGGGGCTAAGGTTTCAGGAAAAGGATAACCCAAGGCCACCTTTCTCACTGGATTGGATAGGCGATAAGCTACTTACAGTTGATGGGCCGAACGACGAAGCTAGAGATATATTCCTCACGCTGATAAACACGGGGTGTCGTCCTGCGGAAGTGGCGGGGTTGTTACCGGAAGATATTTGTCTGACGCACAATGTGCCTCATATAAAGGTACGGCCTAATTCGTACAGGGACTTAAAGAACGCGGCATCTAAACGTGACCTGCCACTGGTGGGCATATCTCTGACCGCTATGCGCAGACACCCTGATGGGTTTCCACGATACGCAGGTAAAGATCGGTTCTCTGATGATATGAATAGGTACTTGAGGCAGAAGGGGTTGCTGGAGAGCGAGGAGCATACTGTCTATGGCTTACGACATAGCTTCGAGGATAGGTTGTTAAGTCTTGATGTGCCAGATCGCTTAGCCGCCGACCTTATGGGCCATGCTACACAGCGTGAGCGGTACGGCTCTGGGGCATCTCTTGTTCAAAAGCTGGAGGCACTTGACCGCCTCGCACTCTAATGTGGTATATCAAAAACGCTTTCATCGCAGGCGTCGCCGTACGCTGGATTTTCTCCAACGCAGCGACGATACGCTCTGGCGGTATAGAAAGGTCAATGTCGTTAGTCATTGAGTGCTTCATCCATGGGTGGAAGTTTAGGTTCCAACATCTCTAGTAAGAATCCGATCTCTTCCAACTGCTGCTTTAGCCCCGGTTGGTTGTTGGACTCTGCGTTTCTCAGCATTGCCTCAACACGGTTTGTAAGAGTTTTCATTATCTGTACTGCTTCTGCCATTTTTATTATCCGTCCAATTGGGTTTCAGTTACAACTCCTTCGTCTGTCTTGACGATTGACAGCGCCTTGCCGTCGAAGAACTTCAGGTACTTCAGTTCGTAGCAACGTGACTGACCACTTGGCACGGTGGTTCCAGACCCCAGAGTGATCCGTGGGTTGAACGTACCGTCGGCTTGGTGGACTAGGTATCCTGCTCTATCCAGTTCCTCGCGGATGGCGGCAGGGGCTACGCCATGTTCCTTACACCAGTCAGAGATTGCCTTAACTGTGACGTAGACCTTCTTGTCTTCCGTACACACACGGCCCACAGCAGGACCGCGCATCATTTCCATGGGCTGTTCTTTGACCTTAGCACGGCTATCACCGAAGTGTTTCGTGATGATAAGACGACCGGGCAGTGTAGCGATGAACGCGGCTAGGTGTTCGCTGATGTCGAGGTTTGTTTCTTTACGGTTCTCGCGCATCTTGAGCACTTGTTGCATTGCCCACTGCTTCATGGCCTTCATGTCGAACGAGACAAGCCCTAGCTTCTCAGCGATCTTACCTGCGACCAACGCGGTGACGATGGTGTCTCTGTAGAAGCGTTCTTTGTTATCTTCCTCAGACTCAGGGTTAAACTTGCTCCGTGCCGATACTATCTGGCGGCGTACCCAGTCTTGGTTCTTGATAATGAAGCGGATGAACGGACGACAAGCCTCTCCGTACACGTTATCCATGTGGTTCTCGATGAACTCTTGGGTGATGTCAGGGAACACGTTGTTCCTGTAGTCCGCAGGTAACGACACCTCAAAGAAACGTAGTTGCGTGGCTTCAACTCTATAACCAGCAGGTAGTTTGCTGATGCTCTCCATGATCGAGTCATTGGATGTGATGAAGCTATTTCTTGAACCACTGTCCGCCGACTGTGCTGAACTTGCCATTGGTGCCTAGACGCTCTTTGTCACGACCGTTGGCCAGTGCGTAGCCTGTTCGGGTAAGCTCGTCAGGCGATCTGCCAGAGAACTCGTCGAGTAGCATAGGTACTGAACCCATGATGGCGATACGTTTGATAGCCGCGTTGAGTGTTGAGCCTTGTTCACCGGTCTGTCTCTCCATGTACTCTGGGTTGCCGTAGAAGCCACATGCGATCTTGGCGGCGGTAGACTTACCTGTACCCCCATGCCCTGTGAATGCCAGAGGTAGGCCGTGCCAGTTACTTGATCCCATCAACTCAACAAGGGCTGAACCCATTGAGTGACACAGTGCGAAACTGGAACGGTTCCTGCGCCGGGGCGGTTGTACAGCTTGTCTATGTTAGCCACCCACTCTTCGAGTGTACCACTACGACCGAAGTCTTGGGCTATGTCGGTTGGGATGGCAGGGTCACACAGAACCTCGTGCTCGTCGTCGACGGTGAGCAGCTTCGTACCAATGACGAAACCCGTACGATCCTTCAGCCAACCAAACTGTGTGAATGTCTTAGTCTCGATACGCCAAGCCTGTAACGTCTCAATCAGTCCTTCAGCAAACTCTGCCATATAATTCCTCGCATTCTTAGAGCGAGTGAGAAACACCTCGTAAGATGCCAGTGTCTTGGCCATCATATCGGTAGAGGCTAACTCGGACATGGGCATAAAGAACTCACGCCACTTGCCGTTCTTCTCAAGTGCTCGCCAGTGGATTACCCAAGTACCTTCAGAGTCTTGGATACGGTTAATCGGGTAGATGAATGAGCGACAAAAGGGCGTCCAATGTACGACACCGTCTTCATCTATGTATGAACGAGACAACGCAGAACCGTTCCAACGGTAGCCAGACTGCGGCCAGTACGGGATGGTCTGCCCCTCAATGACTGACCCCGTCGCCGTCGTGGAGGTATCAACTTCGTCGTCAGCGTCAACGCTAGGCTCAGCGACGGACTCGGCTTCTTCTGTAAAGCCCAGTTGTAGGGGGAACTTACACTTATCTTTGAACGGACAGTCAGCCATACAGCCAACGTGCCGATCCATCTCGACACAGGACGTCGGGCCAACGCTCCACTCGTCGATCTTCTCTTGGGTTTCTATCTGGGAGTAGCCTTCGTAGCCCTGACTCCACTCATGTATCTTAGCTTCGCCATCCGTACAAAACTTCACGACACCTATAGCACGATGCCAGTGAGGTTCCGGTATGTTGCCTCCGCTATCCCTAAACTCACGTACAGCCGCACAGTTTCGCGCTACAGCCTCCGCGTCGCTATCAGGGTAGTCCCCTAGGGCGGCGGCGAACGGATTCACACCGGCGGCTTTGCGCGTCGTAGGAGCAGGTTGTACGTTGTTGTCTTTTATAAAGTTAACAAGCGCCGACCGCACCTTATCAACTGAGTAAACCTTTCCCTGCTTGAGTAGTTCAACAGGGCGAGGTGGGTCATACTTTCTATTGTGCACACCGATTGGACGCAGGATGCGAGCCGTGTCGCTGTCTACTGCGCGGTCTGCTTTGATACCAAGGTGCATGGTAATGTCGCGCTTCATAGCGGACAGTTCTTCCCACACGTCCGTGGTTATATCTTCGTCTAAGTGGATGTAGCTGTGGTAGCCACCGCCAGAATTAACGATTGAAGGGGTTAGACGTAGGGTTTTCGCAAGTTCAATGACGCCCTCGAACGCCTCGTCCTTGGTGTCGTAAGCATCTTTCTTGTCTACATCGACATCGAAATCGTCAAACAGTGACCGACAGGCCACTACGTTTTCTTGAGTACGAATGCGCCGTTTGCCGGACTTCTCGTCTGTGTACCAGTCGCCGAATGAGTTTACTCCGAAGTAGACGGTCTCTCCTTTACCGTCGAAAAACAAAGCTGCTCTAGCTGCCTCTTCCGCGCTGGGGTAATTCTTCCATTTGAACCATGTACCACCGTCGTCCTTTATCTGAACAAGACCAAGGACAGTCTGCCCTTGCGACGGTAGCACTAGCTTTAGGAACTCTAATGTACCCATGCCGTTACCTATTATGTTGACGGGTTAACAGTTAAATAACGGGGGCGAACCCCCGTTACTCGCGATCATCATGCGCTAGTCGTCGAAGTCGAGATTATCTAGCGCTTCGTCGATACTGTCGTAGTCGTCAACTTTTGCAGGTTCTGGCTTCGGTTCTGGCTTAGCGGCCACCACTGGCTCAGGCTCAGGCTCTGGTGCAGGCTTGGGCTTAGGCGCTTCTATCTTAGGCGCAGGTGCCGCCGCTCTGTGCTCCACCTCGGTTGTGATCGGGTTGTTTACCCCTGTGATCTGAGTGATTGTTTCTTCCTCGTCCACAAGAACCGCCTCGATCTCTTCAAGCTCGGGTGCCTCAACAAACCGTACGGCCTTAAACGTCAGCGCAGGGTGTGCGACATTGTAGTCGAAGCCGATCTTAGTGACCACGTGATGTGGTTCTACACCCCGCTTGGCTAACTGCTGTCCGTACTGGCCTAAGGTTTTGAGAGACGCCGCAGGTACACGTAGCAACATAGGGTCATTCAGTTGATCTGGTGGTGCAATCGCTAGGCGCATGGAGTCGCCACATGCCTTACCTTTACCGCCGTTGTCAGTGATACGAGAACCCCATTGGCTGTGTGGGCAAGCCGCACACTTCTTAGCCTGTGGCTGTTCAGCATCCGCCGCAGGAGCTATACCGTTGTTGGAGTAGCAAGTGGGCTTAGCCTGACTGCCTTCCTCGTAGCCACTATCGTAGTAAACCTTAGACTTGTTAGGGTTCACAGCTACGATAACTGTCTCTAGGAACGACGCAGGATCACCGTCCTCGCCCTTAGTTACAAGGGTGCGTTCGTCGCCACGGGTGACGTGGAAGACCTTACCTTTGATCGACACGTGGGGGAAACCGCCTACTGCAACCGCAGAAGCGAATACGTTATTGGTTTTTACTTTGCCCTGTAGGTGGGCAGGTAGTTTTGACGCTGTTATAGCGACCATATCATTAGCCATAAGAATACCTCTTCTATTTGCGGCGGAAGTTGACGACCTGTGTTTCCGACCAGTTAACGCCCGGTGGTAGGTCTCCTTCGACTGATTTAAATTGTTCTACAGCCGTCTTGTTTACACGTCGTTCAAGCATCTCCCATGCTTCACACTCTTTGACGTGATCTAGTAACGCATCCCAGTCGCCTACTGTGGCAGAGGAACGCGTCGTCTTGTATGCAGTGCCAATCTCTCGGGCAGACACATTGTCTATCCCACGGTCTTGGAATCTGCGCAGGAACTCGATTTCAATCTTGTCCTGTTTACCCTTGTCTCCCGCGTCGTCGTCAGTGTACGCAGCTTTGCGTTGCGTCCGACGGTCGCGTAGAGCGATGAACAATTTCAGTAAAGAAACGTCATCCAACTCTGAGATTTTCGCCATTTGTTTTCTCCTTTTTAGAATTAAGCCAGTTGTCAATATCAGCTTCATCCCACCGCAGGACTTTCTGTGAGACCTTGATCGGTTGGGGGAAGCTCGTCTCCCGACGGCGCAATGCTGGCAACGCCGCCTTTGTGATACCCAGTTTTTCGCTAACTTCTTCCGGCCTTAGCAGGTTCATAATCTTACCTCTATATGTGTTTACTTGTAAACAGATTAGTTCATATACGTTCACCTGTCAAGCAATGACAGAATCCCGATGTGCTTTTACCTCGTCGAGCAGAGCACCTTGCATCTTCTGTTTGTTGCGAAGACGGGAATAGATACGCTTCTCTACTGGTGTGCCTTCAAGCATGATGATGAAGTTATTCATCTTTTGGCCGGGTCGATTGATCCGACCGTTCGCCTGCTCAAAGACTTCGTTAGACGTCACGCAGGAGTACCACACAATCGTGGATGCAGACGTCAGCGTCAGACCGTGGGACATAGCGGCGGGTTGCGCCACGATAACCTTCGGGTCTTTGCCCTTCTGAAACGCGCCGAATATACGGTCACGCTCATCCTTTTTGACTCCACCATGTATCACCTCAACGGTGAAGTCCTTACTCAATTCTCCTGCAACCATGTTGACCGAGCTTACGTACGGTACAAACACAATCACCTTACCCTCTGCGGCACGAACGATCTCACGGGTCTCTTCGACACGGGGGGAGGAAGGGATGGTTACTTCCTGCTTATCGTTGGAGTACACAACGCCACAGGCAATCTGTACTAGCTTGCCCATCTTGACCGCTTCGTTGACTGCCGTGATCTCACCTTCTTCAGCTTCGGTGCGCATCTTGGCAACCATCTCTTTGTAGGCTTTGTCTTGTTCCTTTGTTAAACCCACCTGTCGAGTCTCGTACATAAGCGGTGGTAAATCAACACATTCGTCGCGAGTAAAACGTACAGATGGTTGCATGACATCCTTTACGATGTCAGTTGCGTCCGGTTTGGGCACCCAAGTGAACTGCGATAACTGCTTCATCACCTGACCTTTGAACCGGTTGAAGTACGGCGGCACGTTGTTCGGTGAGATAAGACGTGTCTGTGCCCACGCATCTGTCGGCGCATTCGGCGTCGGTGTACCTGTCATACCCCAGCAGGCACGTTTGATCTTGTGGCGGTTGACCACTTTGTTGATGGCCTTCCACCGATCAGTACCTGCGTTACGTGCGGCCTGTGCGATCTCGTCAACGATGATGAGGTCAATGTCTGGACGTTCTGCCAGTAACGGCTCGATGATCTGTAGGCCGTCATGGTTGATGATGTACACGTCTACGTCTGTATTCAGGAGCTTGATGCGCTTCTGCTTCGACCCGTGCAACACGGCGTACTCTAGGTGGGGGAAGTGATGGAACACCTCATCAGCCCACGTACGCTCAAGCGTCGACAGCGGTGAAACTACTAAGACCTTATTCAGATGACCGATACTGCGTAGGTAATCGTAGGCCCATAGCGACGCCAACGACTTGCCAGTGCCTAGCTCGCTTAGGTTAAACGCCCTGTCGTACATAGACAGGAAAGCGGCGGCTTCACGTTGCGCGTCGAATGGCTTAAAGCGGCCCGGCCAATCGTAGTACTCACGTATCGGGGCAGGTGGTTCGTACCCCAGATTGCGTAGGACGCGTGTCTCAGTCAGTTTGTGAGGCACGGCCACGTATGGAACACCCTTAACGGTAAACGTCTTGGCTGTCGGTATAATGTTGGTGATGCGGTCGGGGTCTCTACTTTTAAGCAGCAGAGCTTTTTTCTTTTTCCATATCAGCATGGTTTGTGTCCTCGTCTAGTCCGGCG